GTATCATCTCGTGGTATGGGTTCATTAGAGGAAAATAGAGAAGGAGTAATGGAAGTTCAAGATGATTTTGAATTATTATGTTGGGATTTTGTTTCAACACCTTCAAACCCTGGTTCTTATATGCATATGATTAAAGAAGGTATGGAAGTACCTAAATATAATTACACAAAAGTAAATAGTATAATACATGAAATTCTTTGTTCAAAAGGGTCATGTCCTATAACTTAATAATTTTTTCTTCGGACGCTACCGACGGATTTAAACATTAGATGCCCACTTTGGGCATCTTTTGTATTTTTGATAAAATGTCACATACGTATGACTGCAATACATCATGATTATTCTTATATGATGTCGACAATTATTATTTCTATTACGGTTCTTAATAACCGTATTTCACAAACTAAATTTTGGGATTATTATGGCAAACAACAGAGATTTGTTAAAAGAAGCAATCGCCGATGCTAAATCAGTTAAAGAAACTGCAATCGCGAATGCAAAACTTGCTTTAGAAGAAGCTTTTACCCCATATCTACAAGATCAACTATCTGCTAAATTACAGGAGATGGATGATGAAGACGATAAAAATGTAAAAGAATCTGAAAAGGAAGTAAAAGAAATGGATGCTCCTAGTTTTGAAAGAAAAAATTCACCTGCTGGTGATTCTTTAAAAGACCTAGCTCCACGTAAAGTGGGACAATCAACGGTTCAAGAAGATGAAGTAGACGAGGAAATTGATCTGGATGAATTATTAGCAGAATTAGAGTTAGATGAAAATGCTCGTACAGATGCTGAAGAAGAAGGCTACAAAGACGGTATGAAGGACGAAAAAGAGGACTTGAAAGAGGACGAACGTACTGATGCTGAGGAAGAAGGCTACTTGGACGGAGAAAAAGACGAGAAAGAAGACATGGACGACGAGGAAATTGACCTTGAAGATATGTCTGAAGATGACTTAAAAGGATTCATCGAAGATGTCATTAAAGACATGGTCGAATCTGGGGAAATAGAACCAGGTGAAGAATTTGAAGATGTTGAAGTTGAAGACGAAGACGTAGATGTTGAAGTTGAAGACGAAGACGTCGAAGTTGATGTTGAGTTAGATGAAGGTTACAGTAACAAAGACGGAGATAAAGATGATTCCCCAACTGAGATAAAAGCTCAGAAAGGAAGATTTGCTAAAAACGGAGATGTTTCTGAAAACTTAGACGAAATGGGTGACGCTACAGTAGCTGCAGCCGCTGGTGGTCTAGAAAACATTATCAATTCTTTAAAGAAACTATCAAAAGCTGCAGGACCAGCTGCCAAAAAAGCATACGCTGCTTTACAGGCATTAGGTGCAGGAGCAGGAGCAGCAATGCGTAACGAAGAAGAATATTTAGATGAAGTAGAAGAACTTAAAAAAGAACTTCAAGAAGTTAATCTTTTAAATGCTAAGCTACTTTATACTAATAGAATCTTTAAAGCAAAAAACTTAACAGAAAGTAAAAAAGTAAAAGTTTTGAAAGCATTTGACAAAGCAATGGATGTTAAACAAGCAAAAACCATTTATGAAACATTAAACGAAGGAATTGTAAACACAATTACAAATTCTAAAATTAATGAATCAGTTAAAAGAGGTGCTGCTTCAAAAGCTAGTGGTTTAGAACCAAAAGCAACAAAACAACCAATTCTTGAATCAAATGAGGTATATGACCGTATGCGTAAGTTAGCGGGATTAATCTAAAAAACAATTATTAAAATTTAAAATTTAAAAAACATGAGCTTAAATTCATTATTAGAAAGCGCAAACCCATATCAGTCTATGCAGTCTGATGCAGCCAGATTATCTGGAAAATGGGAAAAAACAGGTCTTCTAGAGGGTCTAGAAGGATCAAACAAAAACAATATGGGTATCATATTGGAAAACCAAGCTAAGCAATTAGTTGTAGAATCATCTCAAACAGGTGGTGGTGCTGCATCTTCAGGAACATTCCAATCACAAACAGCTGTTAATACAGGTGGTCAGTGGGCAGGAGTTGCTTTACCATTGGTAAGAAAAGTATTTGGTCAAATCGCAGCGAAAGAATTCGTTAGTGTTCAACCAATGAACTTACCTTCAGGTCTAGTATTTTTCTTAGACTTCCAATATGGAAGTGACAAATCACCATTCTCAGCAGGAGATTCTTTATATGGAAACCAAACGGCGGATGGTATAGACAAACCATTTGGAAATACTAACACAGGTGGATTATACGGAGCAGGTCGTTTCGGATATTCAATTAACAATTCAGCTTCAATCGCTGCTGATGCATCTGCTCCTTTAGCAGCTGCAATCTGGTCAGATTTTGACTTTGATTCTGATTATTCAGCATCAGCTGCTGCTGCAGATTACTGGAAAGTATTAGTACCAACTGCATCTTTAGATTTCGTAGATGTTGCTGGTGTTTCTGCATTCCAATTATTCTCAGGTTCTCAAGCATATGATGCTATTTCAGCTTCAGCTGGAGAGCAAGTATCAGCTTTTACAAAACTAGAAGGTGAAAATGTTGCTTTTGTAGTAGCAAAAACACAACTAGCAAACGGAGCAACTGCATTCGCAGCAGGTGATAACGTTTCTGTTGTTTACCAATTACAACCAACTGATAGATACAGAGGTGATTTTGAAGACAATAACGCAGAACCAAATGGTTTAAATTCACCAGCAATCAAAATTCCAGAAATCAATGTACAGATGAAATCATCTGCAATCGTTGCTAAAACTAGAAAATTGAAAGCAGTATGGACTCCAGAATTCGCACAAGATTTAAATGCATACCACGCATTAGATGCTGAAGCTGAATTGACTTCAATCTTAAGTGAGTATATTTCATTAGAAATTGACTTAGAGATCTTAAGTATGTTGATCGAAAATGCAGCTGCAGGAAACGAAGTATGGTCTGCTGTAAATAATAGATCTATTGTTGCTGATGGTACTAAAATGGGTGATATTTCAAACTTAGGATTTTACAATTCTCAAGGACAATGGTTCCAAACATTAGGAACTAAAATCCAAAAGTTAAGTAACATTATTCACCAGAAAACATTAAGAGGTGGTGCAAACTTCCTAGTATGTTCTCCAGCTGTAGGTACAATCATGGAATCAATTCCAGGATTTGCTGCTGATACTGATGGTGATGCTTCAAAAGCAACTTACGCATTTGGTGTACAAAAAGTAGGTTCATTAAATGGACGTTACAAAGTATACAAAAACCCTTACATGACTGAAAACCAATCCTATTAGGATTTAGAGGTGCTCAGTTCTTGGAAACAGGTGCTGTATTTGCTCCATACATTCCATTAATCATGACTCCGTTAATTTACGATCCAGAAACTTTCACACCACGTAAAGGTTTATTGACTCGTTATGCGAAGAAAATGGTTAGACCAGAATTTTATGGAACTATCCAAGTAAATGGTTTAAACACTCTATAATTTAGAGAATTAAAATCAAATACATATTTAATTTAACCCGGCTTAGGCCGGGTTTTTTTATCTTTTTTTCATATGTATAATAAACAAAAAGTTATTATATGGCTTCAAAACACCACACTGACGATGTATTCGTTCAAAAAAGAAGACCCAAAAAACCCATCAAATTTAATGTACAGCTTAACGAGGAACAAAAGGTAGCTAAAGCAAAAATAATAGAATCACCAATAACGGTGCTTAGAGGAATGGCAGGGTCAGGTAAAACCTTAGTAGCAACACAAGTAGCATTAGATATGTTATTTACAAAACAAGTAGAAAAAATTATAATTACAAGACCAACAGTATCAAAAGAGGATATTGGTTTTTTACCTGGAGATATTAGAGAAAAAATGGATCCCTGGTTGGCACCTATATATCATAACTTACACATGTTATATAACCAAGACAAAATACAAAAAGAATTAGATAATGGAAACATAGAAATAGTACCCTTTGCATTTATGAGAGGTAGAACATTTCTAAAATCTTTTGTTATTGTAGATGAGGCACAAAATGTTACACATAACCAAATGGAGACAGTAATTGGAAGATTAGGAAAGGGCTCTAAAATGGTAATATGTGGTGATATGGCTCAAATTGATTTAAAAGACAAACGGGAAACCGGCTTTTCTTTTTTATCTAGGATAGAAGAAAGTGTAGGGGGGTTTAGTATTTCTACCTTATTACAAAATCATAGACATGAAATCGTTTCACCAATACTTAAGGTTTATCAAACTTTTAGAGATTAACATACTTTCATCATATTTATAAGTGGATAATATATCTTAATAAGTTAAAAAACAAAACATGAATATACCTATTTGGACAGGAGTGAGTACTTTTGCCGCAGGACAAACACCCTTCGGGTTTTACGATGCTCAAACTGATTTTGCTGTTGATGCAAACAAAGTTGCTAATTTTTGTGCTCAAAGAATGGGCTACCCTTTAGTAGATGTAGAATTACAATCAGGATCATTTTTTACTGCTTTTGAAGAAGCTGTAACTACATATGGTAATGAAATTTATGCGTATAAAATACGAGATAATCAATTATCCATTGATGGATTACCAACGGCATCACTTTTAAATACTGCGCTTATAACACCAAGTTTTGAACCAATAGTTAGACTATCAGAACAATATGGTGAAGAAGCAGGATCAGGAGGAAATGTAACATATTATTCAGGTTCATTTGATTTAACCTCTAGTATTCAAGATTATTCTTTTGAAACTTTTATGACATCAAGTGGTCTTACGGGATCTGAGTATATGCATGGTATAGAAGTAAAAAGAGTATTTTATGAAAATCCTTACCCAGCAGGTGCTAGATTTTTAGGTGCAAATAATGGATTTGGATTTGGTGGTGTAATGGCATCAGGAATAATGGGCTTAGGTGGGTTTGGAGCTGAAGGAGGATATTTAATGGCTCCTTTAAACTATGATATAGCAGTTATCCAACAAATTGAAATGAGTGAAACTATTCGAAGAAACCAAT